ACTGATTATGGTTCAACTATATTAAATCATCAAGTACAACCAAAAATTACAATTGAGAATGGTAAAAATGCAGAATTAAAACCAATAATAAGCAATGGAAAAATTGAAGATGTAATAGTAGTCAATCAAGGAAGTCAATATAATTCTTTACCAGAAATCAATATAATTACCACTGGAAAGGGATCAGGAGCGATTATAAGACCTGTCATAAACAATGGAGTCATAACTGATACTATCGTAATAAACTCTGGTATAGGATACGACAGCTTAACCACAGAGGTTCGTGCAAGTGCTAGAGGAAAGAATGGATTATTTGCTGCAAGAGTTAGAGATTTAACAATAAACACAACTGATCGATTTGGAGATGTTAATCTTACATCTAGGGAAACATCATTATCATTCGCTGTTTTAGGATACTCACAATCAACAGCAAGTAAATTAGAAAATACTTTCGATGTTAAAACAAATGGAGAATTTGATAAAATAACTGATCATTCACCTATCATAGGTTGGGCATATGATGGAAATCCAATTTATGGACCTTTTGGTTACACAGAACCAGACAATATAAACTCCCCATTAAAAATATTAGCAAGTTCATATAAAAAAGATTCATCACAGGTGTTAAATAGACCATCTGGATTTAATGAAGGATTTTTTGTTGATGATTATGTGTTCGATGAAAGTGGTGATTTAGATATCCATAACGGTAGATTTTGCAAAACACCTGAGTTTCCAAATGGGATATATGCATATTTTGCCACTGTTGGTTTGGGAACAAATACAAATAAATTAGAAGGAATATATCCATATTTTATAGGTAATAGTTATAGATCATCTTTAATTAACGATAATTTAATTCTTGATCATGATTTTGATTTTAATAATTCTAATTTAATAAGAAATACAAAACCTTATAATGTAGGAGAAGAGTTTGCTGATAATGATTTCATAGAGGAGTCAAATGAAACTGTCAGACAATTAACCGAAGTTGAATCAGTAACTAAGGGAACTATCGAAAATATTATAATATTAGATGGTGGTAATAACTATAAAGTAGGTGATGTTGCATCATTTGATAATACTGATACTGGTGGAACAGGACTGAGTGCAGAAGTTTCAGATATTGTTGGTATTGGAGTATCAACAATTGAAACGACATTAACGAGATTTAATAACGCTATTCTTACTTGGAATAATGGTGATGAGGTACAAGTCAATTATCTTCCAACTCTTGAACTTAATAATGAGGATGCTGTTTTTATCTCTGGTTTAAGCACATCTATACTTAATTTAACAGATTCATTTATAGTTGGGGTAAGCACAGACACAGTTTCATTAGGAAAATCCATGACAGTAGGAAATGTCAATGGGATTGTGGATGATATTTTTGTTAATAAAATACCTAATACTGTTTCAATCGGTGGATCATTAAGAATTGGTGTTGGCAATTCAACAGAAACAGTACAAGTATTAAATGTTTATAATACACAAAAAATTATTAGAGTATTCAGAAATTCTGGTGTTGCACATACATTTGGTTCTCAAGTAGATATATTAAATAATAGATTCACTGTTCCTGTAAAAACCTCAAAATTTGACTCAAGAGTTAATGATGTAATTTATTTTAACAGTGTTCAATCTGTGGGTGTTGGAACTGATGGTGTTGGATCAACAGTCAATTATGTTGTTGGTGAAACCACTACACCTGTACAAATACCTGAAAGAGCAATTTATCTACCTAATCACCCCTTTGAGACTGGTCAAGAAGTAACATTAACAAGACCAAATGTATCAAATGCTGAATTAGATGTATCGCCTAATAATAGTGCACTTGGTTCATTTGAGTTACCTTTCTCTGGTTCTACATCAACTGATGTATTTGTAATTAAAAAAGATGAAAATTATATTGGAATTGTAACTACTAGAGTAGGTGTAGCAAATACAAGTGATGGTTTATTTTTCTTAGGTAACGGTACAACAGGTATTGGATCTGGTTTATATAATTTTACCTCCAAGTTTGATCAAGTAACTGCAGATGTAGATAAAGTTACTAGCACTGTAACTACAAAAATAGGTGTTGCGGAGACAACAACACACAATTTAAAGAACGGTGATGTTGTTACAATGAACGTAGTTCCTAATTTATCAGTAGGAATTGGGACAACTGTACCAGTCTCAGTTAGATACAACTCAGAATTTGAGAAGTTAATTATAAATCCAATCACATTTGCTGCTGCTGATGTTGAAACAGATCGATTAGATATTATTAATCATGGATTTAAGACAGGTGATAAAGTTTTCTATGAAGGAGGAGCTACAGGATTATCAACAGGAACGTATTTTGTATATAAAGTTAGTGACAGGTATTTACAATTAGGAGAAACTCTATCTGATGTAAATGTAAAACCAGTTAGAACAGTTGCAATTACTGCGAATACAGGTGGAGCAAATCAATCAATCGCACCAATTAATCCACAGATTACAGTTGTTAAGAATCAAAAACTTACTTTTGGTCTATCGAGCACAACATTAGCAGATTTTGACTTTAAAGTATTCTATGATAAAGAACTAACAAACGAATATTCAAGTTCACAAGACTCTAGTAACTTTAATGTAATAGGTGTTGGAACAATTGGAATAGGAACTTCGCCTGATAGACCGTTCTTTGGTGCAACATTATCAGTGCAAAATACTACATCTTCTCCAAGTAAATTATATTATGGTGTAACAAAAGGTGGATTCATAAGCACATCTGATACCGATGTAGTTAATCATAATGAAATATTATTTGTTGATAGTGCTTATAACGGAGACTATAAGATATCTGGTGTTACATCAGAAACATTTAACATTTCACCTAAAGTTCCAGAATTTTTGAGATATTCTGAAACTGATTGTGAAAAATTAGAGTACTCAACACAATCTAAAAATGTTCATGGAGAAATTAAAAATTTCAGAATTATATCATCAGGATTTAATTACAAGAAATTACCTAAGTTTAATACTGTTAATAGTGTAGATGGGTCTGGTGCAAATATTAAGACATCATCGAAGAATGTAGGTAAAATTAAAAAAGTAAGAATAATTGATTTTGGTTACGAATATTCATCTGATAAAACATTAAGTCCAGAGGCATTTATAGCACCAATTGTTAATATTGATAATTTAGATGTCATAACTGGAGTTTCAATAGTTAGTGGTGGTAAAAATTACTCTAGTGCTCCTAATTTATTAATATACAATCCTGTAACAAATCAAGTTGTAGATGATTCGTCATTACAAGCTATCAGTCCTAATCAAACAATTTCAGAAGTTGATATAGTTGCACCTGTAAATGGGTTAGATTCAATTACTCACAAAATTGTTGCTATTAATAATTCTAATGGGGTTGGTATTAACTCTGTTGAAACAAGTGTATCAGGTGTTGTAACTGCATATTTAGAGACACCATTTGGAGGTTTTGTTCAAGAACCATTTAAGATAAATGATGAGGTATTTGTTGAAGGCATTTTAAGAATTGGTGAAGCAGGAATCGGAACAAGTGGAATCGGAACAAATACAACTGTTGAAGGGGATGGATTTAATTCAGAGAACTATAATTATAGATTCTTTAATGTTGATGATTATATTGCTGGAACAACATCAGTTCTTAAATTTACATTAGCAGGTTTGACAACAAATCCTGGTATTGCAAAGACATTCCAGTCAGGATATGCCACATTAATTAACAAAGAAAATTATCCAGATATAAGACCTGTACAGACTAGAGGTGTATTTGAGTTAAATGAAAAATTAAACGTAGATGGTGCAAAAACAGATCTTGAAGTCGTTGAAATAAGAGATGATTATATAAAAATAGATGGATTATTTGAAATTAAGAAAGGTGATAGAGTCGTTGGCACTATAAGTGGTGTTTCTGCTGAAATTATATCAATAATTGATAATAAAGCAAAATTCAAGATAGATTTCTCAAATAGACAAGAGTATGGATGGTTAGATAACACTGGAAAATTAAATGAAGATTATCAAGTTATTCCAGACAATGATTACTATCAAAATTTATCATACTCTATAAAGAGTTCGATTGAATGGGATGATTTAGTCAATCCAGTAAATAGACTCGTGCATCCCGCTGGATTAAAGAATTTTGCCGATACATCTGTGCAAAATAATATTAAAGTCGGAGTTGGAGGTACAACTTCCTCATTATCAACCATAATTCTTGATGTAACAAATGAAAATGAAATTTCAAGAGTAGATGCAATTAATAATTTTGATTTTGTAACAGATTTTGATACACTAAACAATAAATCTAAGAATTTACAATTAGAAAATAGAGTATTAACTGACTTTACAAGGTGTATTAGCAATCGAGTTTTAATCCATGATGATATAAGTGATCAGTTCTCAAGTGTAGGTTTTTCTGCAAATACAACTGTAGTTGAAGAATTAACTGCAGATGTTGGAAATTATCTAATTCAGATTATTGACCCTGATACATTTGACACTCAATTTACTGAAGTTGTTGCATTAACTGATGAGGATGATGCTATTTTATTTGAGAAAACTACAGATTTCACATCAATCAGATTAGGAGATGTAAAAACTGAGATTACCACTGGTGGAACAAAAAATTTACTCTTTGAACCAACTGACAAATTTACAAAAGATCATGATATAAAAATACTAAAAACTGATTTTAATACAGATCTAGTAGGAATTAACACTAACAATATTGGAAATGTTAAATTAACTGGTGCAAATGTAAGTGCAGGATTTAGCACAACAGGTATTGTAACTACTACAATTGCTGAATTTACTAAAACTGATTTCAATGCTCTACATGCATCTATATTTGTTGAAGATTCAACAACTAAGGATGTAAATTACAACGAAGTGATTGTTGATTTTGATGGAACAGATACTACGATATCACAGATATATGTTGATAAAAAGTTAGCAAGCAGTCAAAGTACAGTTGGTGTTATCACAGCGAGATTTGAGAATGATTTGATTAAATTACAAATTGAAAATGATCGGACTAATACCCTTGAGACAAGATCAAATATTGTTGGATTAGGTACTACAACTGCTGCTGCAAGCACATATCGTTTTTCAGTATCAGATCAACCAGCAGGTGCAGAGAGAAGCGTAAGATTAGAGTCTGGTTATGCATCGGGAACTGGTAGTGTAATTACATTTGCTACTCTCAATAAGGATATTGATAGTAGTGCAAAGTCTCTAGTTAGAGTTTCAAGTGGTCAAACATCAGCAGTTCATCAAATAATTGCAATCAGAGATGAAGATGATATCTTAACTGTTCAATATCCATTTGTATCAGCAGGATCAACAACAGGTATTGGTACATTTGGTGGTGAAATAAGCGGAAGTAATATTAATTTAAGGTTCTATCCAGACTCTCAATTTAATTCACTGATAGAAGTTCAATCATATAATCAAATTTTCTATACAACTAATGATTTTGACAATACACCACCTAAACTTACTTACGGACCAGTTGATCAAGAAGTATTTTTATCAACATTTGATGGATTAGAGGGAAGACGAGCAAATAAAACTAAATTTAATCTTAATTTTGAGGGTACTCCAATTTATAGTAAGACCTTCAATCCCAATTCAGGCATTATTAGCACATCTACAGGTGTATTTACAATTCCAAATCATTTCTTCAATACTAATGAAGAACTAACTTATTCTTTTGATTCAACCTTTATAGGAATTGCAGCTACTGCATTATCAATTGGTTCAACAACAAATACTGCAGGTGTTGTAACAACTATCTTACCTTCAACAGTATTTGCAAAAGTTATTGATGAAAATAGATTCCAATTATTCTCTCGTCCTGAATATGTTTCTTCAGGTGTGGCAATTACATTTACAGGAATTGGAACTGGTAATGCTCATAAGTTGACAATGAATAAGCAACTCACCAAGACAATTATTGGTCTTGATGGTATTGTTCAACAACCTATCACATTTACATCAATATCACATACGTTAGATGGTAATATTGGATCTGCAACTTCTCAATTTGTCTTAAGTGGTATTGGTTCAATTCAACCAAGTGATGTATTAAAAGTTAATGATGAGTACATGAAAATTGAACAAGTTGGTTTCTCAAGCACACCAACTGGAAAAATTAATGACTCAACAGATGTCGCTCTTGGTATTTCAACACTACCTGTAGTAAAAGTTGAAAGGGGAGTATTAGGAATAGGTGCTACTCCTCATTCTGATAATGATGTGGTTAGAATTCATAGAGGTGCGTTTAACATTGTTGATAGTTCAGTCTATTTCATAGAACCACCAAAAGGTAATACAAGATCAAGAAGAACAGATACTAACCTTCCATTTGTAAAAGCAGAATTTAGTGGTAGAACCTTCTTAAGACAAAATTATACAACTAATATGTTATTTGATGATGTGTCAGATAACTTTACTGGAATAGGTAAAACTTACAGTTTAACAGTCGGAGGAGCAAATACCTCATCTGGAATAGGTGTAGGTAATGGTGTATTGTTTATTAATGGTATATTCCAAACACCATTAACCACTAATAACTCAGGACATAATTATGAATTTATCGCAGATACTGTAGCTGGTGTTTCTACAGTTCAATTTACAGGTATTACCTCTGAAAACGGTCAGTTTATTGTATCTGAGTCTGATATTAACCAAAACCAAGTTCCTAGAGGTGGTTTGATAGTATCACTTGGTTCTACACCTGGTCTTGGATATGCTCCACTTGAAGGTGCAAAAGCATCATTATTCAAGAACGCATCAGGTGCAATTACTAGCGTTGTTGGTATTGCAACAACTTCAGGAGTCAATTACGGAATTACTACAGCAGCATATGATAATATAACTGGTATTATCACAGTTACTACTAATAAAGTTCATGGTTTTGCCCTTGAGAGACCTAATACTGTTCAACTAAAAGACTTAGAATTTAGTTGTGTGGGTTATAGTGGTGTAACCACAACAATATTCCAAGATCACGAAAGACCATTATTCTTGACAGGTATTGTTTCTGAACGAACATTTGAGGTTCAAGCAGGACCAAGCACAATTGTTCATACTTATGTTGGTGGTGGTAATGCATTTGAGTTCTTTGAGGATAATACATTTGGTTCTGGATATCGTGGTGGAACAGTTGCAATCGGTGTAACAGACCTTGCATTTGAACATAGGTTTGTAAGTTCTGGTATTGGTTCAATACGTAAGGGCAGTTTTGCTGCTACAGGTGCAAATGCATTCACAGCAACAGATGCAGACTACGAATCGCATAGTGGTCTTCTAAAACTAACCATACCAAATCACGGTTTATCTACAAGTGACACTGTTGGTATTGATACAGGTGGATTAGTGTTCAAGTGTTCTAAAGATAATTTCTTCGGTAATCATCCTTATCCTAGAGGACTTTCAATTACAAGTAATCCAAATGGTGATCCTATTGCAGGAATACAAACTGCAATCAGAGTTGCTACAACAAATACAATCACTATCTTTGTTGGACAAGGAGGTGGTGGTGGAACTGGTGCAAATATCACAGCAACTGTTGGTGTAGGTGGAACACTTGCATTTAATATTGTTTCTGCAGGTACAAGTTATGTTAATCCACAATTAATCATCCCTGAACCAACATATGAGAATCTTCCAGTTGAAGGTGTTTCTAGATTAGGTATCGGTGCTACAACTGATACAGGTTCTAACCTATTAATAAATGTTGAAGTTGGTGCCTCAAGGACATCTGTTGGAATTGGATCAACACTATTTGAGATTAACAAATTTAGTATTGCAAGACCTGGTCATTCATTTAAGATTGGTGATAAGTTTAGACCAGTTGGTTTAGTTACAGCTGCTCATCTCACTTCACCAATTCAAGAGTTTGAGTTAGAGGTAATTGAAATATTCAGAGATAAATTCTCAGCATGGCAGTTTGGCGAACTTGATATGATTGATAGTATTGCTAATTTGCAAGATGGTGAGAAAACAAGATTCCCATTATTCTTTAATGGACAAGTCTTAAGTTTCGAGAAAGATTTGACAAATGCAACATCTCTATTAATTGATCTTGATGCTGTGCTACTTATATTTGTAAATGGTGTAATACAAAAACCAAAAGAAGCATATCAGTTTGAGGGTGGTTCTACATTTACATTTAATGAAGCACCTGATTCTGGTGATAAGGTTGATATATTCTT